TTCTTTTCTTTGGCAATACGGCGTAGAAAAGCATACCACGAGATTTGAGTGAAATAAGCAAACGCATTTGGATTTCCTGATCTTGTTGCTGCATCAATATTATAGTTTTCAATTGCTTTTAAACAATTTTCAACTGCATCCATTACCATCTCTTCACGATAAGTATATCGAATAAAGTTTGACTTATGTGATAGGCCTTCAGCAATTTTAAGAAAACATTCTGCAATATAATTTGGAACTACTGGTAAAGGATCATCTGTCTCTTTCGCTTCGCGAACTTTTTTACAGTATTCAACCACTGATTGAGAAAATTCTTTATTATTAACATAATGCACATTTTTATTTTTAGACATAATATAATCCTTCAATTCTTTATTATTCTATCATGTTTTGCTGTTATTGTACACTAATTTTTTTTACTATCTGCTCATTTTTCATGTTTACATTCTAGAAAATTAGTGTATAATAAATCTAAGAGATTTTTGGTGGGAGTGGATATACTAGTGTACAGTTCCACGTGGAAAATGAATAATATTACTTACATCCGAATCGTAATCTTCTTCTAATTGATCTAAGAATTTTTTAATATTTTCAAATTTTTCTTCTAAATCAGCCGAATCACTTTCTTCTAAAACATAATTTTTTATTGATGATTTATACTGATCTATTAAAGTTTTCGTTGGTTGAGAAACTACTGAGATATGATCAGAATTAATACTTGATACTACTGTGTCGCCAACTTGAAAAGAAACATATGGTTGAATTGTATATAATCGTGTAGAAGAAGCCATCATATCTACTTTACGTATTTCAAATAAATGGCGCACTATAATTTCAGAGTTTTCTGTGTCATCCCATTCTAAGACTTCACAAATAATTTCATCGCCGGATGTTAGTTTAAATTGTCTTACTCTACTATCATTCATATATCAACCTTTACAATTTTATATTTAAATTGTTCTTTATCATAAATTTTTACACGTTCTGCGGAGTGTAATAATGTATAGTTTTGTTGCGACTTCCAATGCAAGTCGTCTGCCACGTCATAGAGCTTCGTAATCCTACCATCGTCTGATTTTCTAAGTCCTCGGCCAATTGACTGCAAGACTTTGATTTGAGATTTAGATGGTGAAGCGAAAATAATATTATGAAGATTGCGAATATTAATACCAGTACTGAAAGTTCCCAAGGAGGCCACGACAATTGCATTTTTTTGACCTTCTACAATTTTTCGAATAGCTTCTCTATCAGCTGTTGCCACTTCACCAGAGACAAAGAAAATCTTCCTTCCTTCCTCTGCCTTATTATTTATCATTTCATAGAGAGGCTTGCCATGAGCTTCAACACGATTAAATAAGACGAGAGTATTTCCGTCAGCATCCAAAGCGAGATTGCGAATGAGCCGATTACGAGCAGGATTTCCAATAAGAAAATCGATTTCTTCCTGATATGTTTTCTTTCCAAAATTTTTCCTTACTTCTTCGGAATAATTTAACAAAAGTACTTTAATATCTAATGGAGCCAAAGTATTATCATCTTGCAACTTTTTGGTCGTTGTAACTTTATAGACTGGACCAAACAATCCCTCCAGAACTAGTCTGTGTGTTTGAGTGCCATCTAAAGTGCCTGTTAGACCAAAACGATATTTAGCTTCTGTTGCTTTATTCATAATTGATGATAATGACTTAGATTTAAATCCATGACACTCATCGCCAATTACCATACCAAATTGTTCAAACCATTTCTTAGGATATTTATATATACTTTGCCAAGTTGAAATTATAACAGCTTTATCTGCATTCTTATCTCTACCAGAATATATTCTATGCATACCACCTTGACTGAAACCATAGTCTAAAAAGTCTTGGTGCATTTGTTCAACTAGAGATGTTGTTGGAACAATTACTAATACTCTTCCTGCTTTAGGATAATTGAATCCATCTGTCAGATACTGAAGCCAGTATTTCATGATTAGATAAATAATAAATGATTTTCCAGATCCAGTAGGAGATAATAGAATTGCTCGACTTCTTGTTAGGGCTGTTTCAATCGCATCGTATTGATAGTCTCGAGGCTGAAATGGAAGCTTTGCGTCAGCTAGTAAATCAGACATATATTGAAGAGGCTGTTGAGGAGGAACAGGAAACCCATATTGATGAGACTCTTCTGTGTCTACAGTATATGACCGCTCAGCTGCAAACTTTAACAAATAAGAGTATAGCCCTGCGCCAAGCTCACCAGTCATGCTATTAAATAAACGAATTTTACCGTCCCAAACTTTATTCTTATAGGCTGGCATGAATTTATAACCAGGAACATAGAAAGAAAAATATTCTGATAGCTCTTGGGCAATCCCACGGCTACAATCTATATTCATCATGCTATAATTATTAAGTTGTACGGATATTTGTTCCACTTATCCACCTGCTTCAAATTGTTTCCATCTTATAATATTGCCAATGGTTTGGTGGCGCCATTTTAAAGAATCTACGATTTCCGTTAACGTTTCAATTATTGTTTTGTAGTATTGAATTTTTTCTTCAGATTTTTGAATGTCTGGGTCAGCATCGTAGTAATAGTCCATCTCACCTTTGAGAATTTTGAGACCATCAAATGGATCATGTTTCCAACCTTTTGATTCAATAGTTTCTTTATCGAGTTTTCCATTGTAGTACAACCATTTATCTTTGAGTAATATTTTTTGAGAAGCTTCTGCTCTCTTTAACAAAAGTTTCGCATGACTTAATAATTGCAAATATTTTGCATGAAGCTTAGGTGTATTTCTAGATGTTTCATCTAAGCTTATTTTATCAATAACACATTCTTTAGACCATTGGTCTAGTATATCTTCTAAATTCATAATATAAAATCCTTAAATTATTCAAGTTCAAAATAAGAAAATCTAAATGTTGCTGGATATGTAATTACGTTTTCACCACTAGTAGCTTCTAATTGTATATTACCTAATCCAGTCGGTATACAATCTATATATTTAATTTTTCTGACTGTATTATTATGGCTAGATAAGATGTGTAAAGTTATATCAGAATAAGTTGGAGGAACGTTTTCATCTCTCTTAGATGGAGGGATATTATTTGTTTCAACAATTCTAGTTACCCAATTATACATTTCAGTATACGAGTTTAGATTTTCGTCTAAGATAATCATAGCTGTCATTTCACCGAATGTGTATTTGTCAGCAGCCATAGGTAAAGATGTTACTCTTCTAAATGGAACATCAGCTGGAGTTGTTTGAACATCTGGATGAAGAACAGTTTGAGCAAAGAACTCTAAATTTTTAAAGTTCTTTCTATCAATTATTAACTTAAAAGCATTAGGCTGTAGCAAGTTTAAATTATTTAGATTGCTCGTAGAAACTGTAGAGCTAACAGCAATGCTTATATCAGGATTTAATTCTGGCATAAATAATCTCCAAAGGATTTAGTTATATTTATATGAGGTAAAATATGGAAAATTGCATTAGAGAATATCAGTTAAAAGATCCAACCATATGCGATGACGCTATAAAAATATTTGAAAGTGATGTGTGCTGGAAAACACCAGGTGAATCTGGAGAAGAAATTAGACCTGAAGTAAAAGACAGTTTGGACGCACCTTTCAATGGTCATCTCTTTACTAAAGTTTATAAAAAATACATCGAAGAAATAGGAAACATGACTTATGAGTATGCTCAAGAATTTCATTTAAATTCAGTTGTATTAGAAGCTTTAAATTTACAAAAATATGAGCCGGGTCAGGGTTTTAAACAAATTCATTATGAAAGAAATGGATTGTATTCATCTAGATGTGTAACTGTTATGACTTATTTGAATGACGTACCTGATGGTGGAACAAGTTTTCCTTTTCAAGATTTAGTTACAGAAGCAAAAAGAGGTAAAACAGTATTATGGCCGTGCGAGTATACTCATCCTCACGTTGGTGTAGTATCTGAAACAACCATAAAATATATTATTACAGGATGGCTTAGTTTATGCACTGATGATGGCATGATTTGTCAACCAGCGCATGAATATGGATATCGTCCTCACGTGCCAGAACTAATGATTGAAACGTCTAAAGGCGTTAATAAAGAAGCA